TCTTGCATTATAATTTGTCAATACTGGGCGAGCTGAGACAGCTGCCATCTGACTACTAAAACGGGGTTAGTATGGCATACTCAGGCACAGTGAGCACAACGACATTTAACGCACTAAAGGTGGTAGACCACGCCTTTAGGCGTTGCCGTCTGCCTGCTCAGGCCATATCTGCAGAGATGCAGACGTATGCCTTAGAATCTTTGTATTTGTTTTTGTCAGAGCTTGCCAGCATCAAGACACCTAGTTGGTGTATTGAGAAGATGGTCTTGCCGATGTATGAGAATCAACCTATTGTCACGCTGCCTAACGGCACAGTCGAAGTTCTCAACTTAAACTACCGCACTATTCAGTTAGTGACAGGTACGACTACAACCACTTCAACGTCTTACACGGTCAACTTTACAACTCAAACTACAGTGGATATTGTAGGAGTAGAGTGGTCAGGTGCATCAACTCCTTTGACTTTTCAGGTCAGCACAAACGGCACTACGTGGGTAACTGTTGGAACTTTTACAGATACAGCAAGCTCAGGCGAGATTGTTTGGGTTGACATTTCAGGCGCACTAGCGTATCAGTATTTCAGGATTACCTCTACAACAACTTTTAACTATGCCGTAGTGAGCCTTGGCAACATGCCTCAAGAGATTCCGCTAGGTCAGTTGAATCGTGATAGCTACGTCAATCAGAGCAACAAAGTGTTTCCTGGCAGGCCTAGCAGCTACTATTTCCAGCGTGATTTGCCACAACCTGTTGTAAATTTGTGGCCAGCTCCATATTCGGCAGCTGAGCAAGCTCAGTTAGTTCTTTGGCGTCATCGCCAGATCATGGACACAGCAAACTTGCAGCAAGACGTAGAAGTGCCTCAGCGGTGGCTCAATGCCATCATCGATGGCTTGTCTGCTGAAGTTGCTGCTGAGACACCGCAAGTTGATCCACAAATGATACCTGTGCTTGAGCAAAAAGCAGCCATGAGTCTGCAGCGTGCATGGGACGGCGATAATGACGGCTCACCCATCCAGATCAACCCAGGCATCGGGGTTTACACAAGATGAGTGTATTCCTAGACCCTAGCGGACAAGCCACGTATGGCATTGCTATATGCGGCCGGTGCTCACGCAAGATGCTGCTTGCTGAGTTGTCGCCTGATCCAAATTACCCTGGCCTAATGGTTTGTGAAAAAGACCGAGATGAGTACGACCCTTACCGTCTTGCACCTCGCCGTCCTGACCAGATTGTCCTTCCGTTTAACCGCCCTGACACACCTATCAATACTCACCCTGCCGGTGTAATTCAAGAAGCCGGCAATGAGTTCTTCATTACTGAAGACGGTGACGGCTACCTGGAGTTTTAAATGTCTGACGTACCTAGCAATCTAATACCCACACGAGTCACGCAGCTGCCAGTAGCTCCTGTGGCCGATGCAAACTCTTTGATGATGATTGTCTACCAAGGCAATAACTATCAAATCCGTGTAGGTGATTTGCTCAGCGTTGCCGGAGTGCCTACAAGTACGCAAGTGATTGCCGGCACAGGCATGACAGGTGGTGGTCAGCTGACTGGCAATGTGACCTTAAGCATTGCTAATGCAGGTGTAGGTTCTACTCAGCTCAACACAACCGGCGTAACTGCTGGAGTTTATGGCAATGCTACAAACATTCCTGTTTTTACAGTTGACACAAATGGTCGAGTAACTGCTGCAACCACAATTCCTGCCACCATTTCTGGCTATGTTCCTACAAGCACACAGGTTATTGCTGGCAACGGTTTGACAGGCGGCGGTGCGCTTAATGGTAACGTTACCCTTGCGGCTAGTTACAGCGCTACTTTGCCATCTACAGGTTTCCAATCAGGCTCTGCCGGTGTAGCAAACACTTTAGCTCGTAGCGACCACAAACACCCTGCAGTTGATCTTTCTGCTGACGACCAGGTAGACAATCTACTTGGTTTAAGCAATGGCGGTACCGCAAAGAGCATTGTAGCTGCTGCCGGTGCAATCATCTGGTCTGGCGCTGATGGTTTGTATGTCGGCCCTGTTGGTCTTGCAGGTCAAGTACTTGTGTCTGGTGGTGCAGGAGCTCCTACATGGGGCTCTGCGCTGATTGTTTCTGATCAAGCTGCCAATTTGGTCTATGCTGGCCCTGCTGCAGGCGCTGCTGCTCCTACAGCTTTTAGATTGTTAGTCAATGCTGACTTGCCAGCTTCTGGAGTGGCGGCAAACACATACGGTTCATCTAGTGCAATTCCAATATTGACTGTCAATGCTAAGGGTGTGATTACAAGCGCCACAACTGCAGGTTTCACTAGCGTCACTTCGGTTGCAACAGGCACAGGGCTTACAGGCGGCCCAATTACTTCTACCGGCACAATTTCTCTTGCTGATACGGCGGTAACGCCGGGCGCTTACACAAACGCAAATGTAACGGTTGACCAGCAGGGTCGAATTACTTTGGCTTCAAGCGGTGCTGCCGGTGGTGTAACGACATTCAATGCAGGCACCACCGGTTTTACGCCTAACACCGCAACTGCTGGCGCAATCACCTTGGCAGGTACTTTAGTGCTTGCCAACGGCGGTACAGGTCAAACAACTGCTCAAGCAGCAATGAATTCTTTTGCTGGTGCGGTTACAAGTGGATCGTACTTGCGAGGCAACGGAACAAATGTGGTGATGAACACCATACAAGTTGCCGATGTTCCTACGCTTAACCAAAACACAACAGGCACTGCGGCTAATGTTACTGGCACCGTAGCAATTTTAAATGGCGGCACTGGTCAGACCACAGCCTCTGCCGCATTTAATGCTTTGTCACCCATCACATCAACTGGTGACCTAATCCTTGGTAATGGGGCAAACAGCGCTACCAGATTGGCAATTGGTGCAAACAGTTATCTGTTGACCTCTGACGGCACAACTGCATCATGGCAACCAGCTCCTGCTGGTGGTGTAACCACTTTTAGCGCAGGAACTACTGGTCTAACGCCCTCAAGCGCAACTAGTGGTGCTGTAACTCTTGCAGGAACGCTTGCAATTGCCAACGGCGGTACAAACTCAACTGCCACTGCAATTGCAGGCGGTGCGGCGTATGGAACCGGAACAGCTTATGCTTTTACTGCGGCAGGAACTGCAGGTCAAGTTTTGACGTCTGCCGGTGCCGGAGCGCCTGTATTTAGCGGCATTTCTGGAGGCACATTCTGATGATTGAAGACTTGATTGAGCGTTTATTTCATGCTAGGAATGCAGCTCACATTGCACATTGGAAGACTAAGTCTTATGCTGAACATAAAGCTCTTGGACACTATTACGAGGATGTGATAGAAAAACTTGATGACTTGATTGAAGCTTATCAAGGCACTTTTGGCATTATAGGCAATGTTGATGAGCAAGAAAAAAGCATTTCCAAAATTATCCATGACGATATAATCTGGCTGAATGAAAACCGCAACAAAGTTGCTAAGGGGGTTCCGGCCTTAGAAAACATCGTTGATGAACTCACAGGTGTACACATGAAAACCCTTTACAAACTTGAAAATTTGAGGTAAGTTATGGCGCAGACAAATTACACCCCTATTCAACTTTACCACAGTACCACTACGACAAACGCACCTGTGGCAGGAAACTTGCTTGCTGGCGAACTTGCCATCAACACAGCTGACGGTATTTTGTTTTACAAAGACCCGAGCAATAACGTGAAACAAATCACATCTGGTATTAGTACAGGTAAAGCGATTGCAATTGCACTCGTGTTTGGAGGTTAACTATGGCTCAAAGCACTTACTCTGTAATTAAACACTACCGTACAACTACGGCCGGTGCTGCGCCTACTAGCGGCAATATGAATCCTGGGGAGCTAGCACTCAACCTGACAGACGTAAGTGCTTACATGGAGAATGCTGCCGGCACTGTGACTAAGCTGATGAACAACGCTGCCGGACTGACTTACCCAACGGCTGATGGCACTTCGGGTCAAGGCATTTTGACTAACGGCTCGGGCGTTCTGTCTTTTGCAAATGTGGTTAGACCTGCCGTGGCTAATACGTTTACCGCTAAGCAAACTTTTAGCGGTTCAACTAGTGAATTAGCTGCATTGTTAGCTAATGCTTCTGAAGTTGTAACTATCTCTGCCATAGCAGCAACTGGTACTATTAATTTTGACGTTACTACGCAACCTATCTTGTATTACACAACGGCTGCTTCTGCCAACTGGACGATGAACTTCCGCGCTTCTAGCGGCACGTCACTTAACACGGCCCTGTCTACAGGCCAGAGCGTAACTGTGGTGTTTATGGCTACAAACGGGGCGACTGCTTATTACAACAGCGCAATTCAAGTTGATGGCTCATCTGTGACGCCTAAATACCAAGGAGGTATTACTTGGACTTACGGCACGGCTTCCGGTATTGACGTCTATACGTACACAATTATCAAAACCGGCTCAGCGGCTTTTACTGTTTTAGCCTCTCAAATCAGGTACGCATAACATGCCTGTACTTGGAACTACAGCCGCCGCTTCAGCTAGAGGATTCGGATTTGGAGTCGGCACAGTTTTGGGAGAACAAAATTTCTTGTCTCCTGGCACTTACACTTTTTATGTTCCTCCTGGGGTTACTTCTGTGGCTACGGTGGCAATTGGCGGTGGCGGTGGTGGCGGTCGCCCCGCACAATATACAGATTCTGCTGACCCAAATACTATTGTTGCGTATAGTCCAGTACCCGGTTCTTTAACTGCAAATTTCTATTCTGGTGGGGGTGGGGGTTTAGCCTATAAAAATAGTATTTCTGTTACTTCCGGCCAAGTTTTAACTGTGGTGGTTGGAGCAGGAGGGGGTACTAGTTTTAGTGGCCCTGGGACTAGCGGCGGAGATTCGTATGTAGAAACCTCTGGGGGAACTAAACTGGTGCATGCTGGTGGTGGCAGCACTGCGGCATCTAACGCCGGCGGCGCATTGATTGTCGGGGATGGAGGCGGCTCTGGGGGTTCTGGCGGCAATTGGAGTTACGCAGGTGGTTCTGGCGTACCCCAAGAAAAAGTATGGCGCTCAGGTAGTGGTGGAGGCGCTGGTGGGTATTCTGGCGCTGGCGGTGCTGGAGTTGGTAGCGGTGTCGGGTCGTCTGGCTCCGGTGGCGGTGCTGGCAGCGGAGGCGGCGGTCAGTTTGGGGTATATATTAGCGGTGGAGCGGTAGAAAACTATACTGGTTTTGCTGCTGCCGCAGGGGGCGGCACTGGGTTGTTTGGTATTGGTTCTACTGGAGCAGGTGGAGCAGGTGTGAGTACACCTCTTAGCAGCGTTTCATATGCTACAGGCGGCGGCGGCGGCTCATCTGGTATTGATGGCGCTTTTTCTTTTGGTACGAGCGGTGGCCCAAATTCTCCCCCAAGCGGGCGGTATGGCGGCGGCGGTGCTAATGGAGGCAGTCGTATTGCATATACAGCATCCGGGCCAAGTTATTCTTGTTTTAGAGGGCAAGGTGGTGAAGGGGCGGGCGGTGCAGTCCGTATTATCTGGAGCACAAACCCTACAATAACCCGTGCTTTCCCTTCTACTAATGTGGGGCAACTATGATCCTGATGATTAAACTGGAAAACGGACAACCTGTAGGTCATCCTGTTTTTGTTGAAAACTTCACGCAAGCTTTTCCTGGAACAGACCCTTTTCAGAGCGGTTACGCGTTGTTTGAGCGTGTAGCTAAAAACGCTGTCCCTAGATACCAAGTCGCCACGGGCAACCATAGTTACGGCTGGGTCGGAGACGTTGTGAAAGACATCTGGGAAACCAAAGAAATGACGCCAGACGAGAGAGCAGACCTCGATGCGTATGAACAATTTCAAAATGAAACGGAGTAATTATGGCAGCGCCTAATATAGTCAACGTCACTGCAATTTATGGTAAGACCGGAGTACTTGTTGTCACCACGAGCGCCACGGCAATTATTACTAACTCTGCCGCCAGTGGCAAGGTACTGAAAGTTGATTCGCTCATGGTTTCTAATGTGGACGGCACTAACAATGCAACCGTCAATGTGGACGTGTTTCGTTCTTCAACAGCGTACCGCATTGCATACCTGATGACAGTGCCGGCAGGTGCAACTCTTGACATGCTGAGCAAATACATTTATCTTGAGGAAGGGGACTCATTGCGGCTCACTGCCAGCGCTAATAGCGACCTTGAAGCTGTCGCATCTTACGAGGAAATTAGCTAATGGCAGATTTTCCCTCCCCTAGCAGCGCTTATGGCGTATGGGGAATGCTTGATGTTCGGGATGCCGTCATGGGCGGGAATTGGCCTGTACCGATTACTGCACCCCCAACAGTTGAATATCTTGTGGTTGCGGGTGGTGGTAGCGCGGGGTCGTATGTTGGTGCTGGTGGTGGTGCTGGCGGTTTAAGGTCTGGCACTGCTTCTGTTACTGCAAGCACAACTTACACAATAACTGTTGGCGCTGGCGGAGCATCAAAAGCACCCACAGGGGTGGGTAATGACGGTAGCACTTCGTCTGCTTTTAGCATTAACACAACCGGAGGCGGGGGTGGAGGTGCTTTATCAAATAACGGGCGTACTGGTGGTTCTGGTGGCGGAGGAAGTACAAACACTGGCGGTACGCTGTACCCGCCCGGTTCTGGTAATGCAGGTAGTTATTCACCCGTAGAAGGTTATGCTGGTGGGGCCGCGCAAGGTTCTGCTGGTGATGGCGCAACAGGTGGAGGCGGCGGTGCAGGCGGCGTTGGTCAAGCGGCTACTGGCGGTGGAAACGGCGGTGCAGGCGGTGTGGGCGTTGTATGGCCTAGTGGCGGTGCTACTTACTATGGAGGCGGAGGTGGCGGCGGAACTCGCACTGGGGCAAGTGGTGGAGCGGGTGGTGCTGGCGGTGGCGGCGCTGGTTATGCTGGTACTGATAACGGATCGGGAACTGCTGGTACAGACAATACAGGCGGAGGTGGTGGTGGATCTAGAGGCTCAGGCGCAACTGGAGCCGCAGGTGGCTCGGGTGTTGTAATTATTCGTTATGCGGATACCTACAATGCAGCGTCATCTACAACTGGTTCGCCAACAATAGCCATTACAGGCGGCTATCGTATCTATACGTTTACCGGAACCGGTTCAATTACATTCTAATCATGGCTCAATTTCCATCAACAACAAGCGCATCTGATGTCTGGAACATGACGGACGTTTATCGTGCTCGTGCAGGGAATAATTGGCCCAGTACTGCTACTGTACCCGGAGCGCCAACAATTGGCACGGCTACCGGTGGTAATGCACAAGCATCTGTAACTTTTACAGCGCCAGCAAGTGATGGCGGTTCTGCAATTACAGGGTATAAAGTTACCTCTTCTCCAAGCGGTATTACTGCAACAGGCGCTTCTTCCCCCATTGTGATAACTGGCTTATCTAATGGAACTGCTTATACATTTACAGTAGCAGCGCAAAATGCCGTGGGGTATGGCGCAGAAAGTGCTGCATCAAATAGCGTAACTCCTAGTGCTGCAAATAAAACCACTACCGTTGATTATTTAGTAGTTGCTGGTGGTGGTGGCGGTGGTTTTGGTAATTCCTCACGGGGTGGTGGCGGTGGCGGCGCAGGTGGTTTCCGTACAGCAACATCTTTTGCTGTGTCAGCGGGGTCTGCTATTACAGTGACTGTCGGCGCTGGCGGTGCAGGCGGTGTTGCCAAAGACTTTGCAGGCTCTAATGGTCTTAACTCGGTGTTTAGTTCCATTACATCCACAGGAGGTGGTGGGGGAGCAACTTACAATAGTTCTGTTGTTACTGGATATGCCCAGAATGGTGGCTCTGGTGGCGGCGCTGAGATTGAAAGAAATACTGCTGGCACAGGGGTGTCTGGTCAGGGTAATTCTGGCGGCTTAGCTTCTGGTGATGAATCGGGCGGTGGTGGCGGAGCAACCGCTCAAGGGGGTAATGCTTCATCTGGAAGTAATGGCGGAAATGGGGGCGCGGGCACAGCATCGTCGTACTCTGGCTCCTCAGTAACTTACGCTGGTGGAGGTGGAGGCGGCGCTAGAAGTTCTAGAACCCCCGGCGCAGGTGGATCAGGCGGTGGCGGTACGGGCGGCAATGCAACTATTGTTCCAACCGCTGGCACAGCAAATACTGGTGGCGGAGGCGGCGCTGGTGGAGACTTCCAAAATAATTCTGCTGCGGGTGGCTCAGGTGTTGTCATTATCCGGTATTCCAACACCTTTGATGATGCCGCATCAACAACAGGTTCACCAACCTTTACAAACACTGGCGGTTTTAAGATCTATCGCTGGACTGGTTCTGGATCAATTACGTTTTAATCATGGCTCAATTTCCATCACAAACAAACGCTAATGGTCTGTGGACTGTAAAGAAGGTTAAACGGTTCTTGCAGGGTTCCAACTTCCCTACATTCCCCGGTGCACCTACGATTGGCACAGCCACTGCGGGTAACGCGCAAGCGTCCGTTACGTTTACAGCACCTGCTGCAACAGGCGGCGCATCAATCACAAGCTACACAGTTACGTCTAGTCCCGGAAGTTTAACTGGCACAGGAGCATCATCGCCTGTAGTAGTAACTGGATTAAGTAATGGTACGGCTTATACATTTACAGTGCGGGCTACTACATTTACGACCGGCCCAGCAAGCGCGGCTTCAAATAGCGTAACTCCTTCAGCAACAAACAAGACATCTACAGTTGAATATCTCGTTGTCGCTGGAGGAGGCGGTGGTGCGGCAGATGATGGTGGTGGAGGCGGTGCTGGTGGTTTGTTAACAGCTTCTGGTTTTGCTGTTTCATCTGGTTCTGCAATTACTGTGACTGTAGGGGCTGGAGGAACTGGATCACCTGCTTCACCCGCAGATAATGCAACCAAAGGAAGCGATTCAGTTTTTAGTTCTGTTACATCAACTGGCGGCGGCGCTGGAGTGAAGGAAAGCACTAATGCCAAAAAGAATGGTGGTTCAGGCGGCGGCGCTGGATACAGCGGCGGAATTCCCGGAACAGGAACCGCAGGCCCACCAAGGCAAGGATATGACGGCGGTAGTCCTAACTTCACAGAGGCCGGTGGCGGCGGCGGCGCTGGCGCGGCGGGAGGAAACAGCACTTCAGGTGTCTCTGGTGCTGGTGGTAATGGGGTAGCTTCTTCAATTACGGGTACTTCAGTAACTTATGCTGGTGGCGGAGGTGGTGGCGGCAGGGCTTCTGGTGGTGCTGGAGGAACTGGCGGGGGAGGTAACGGTCAAACAAATGATAGACAACCCGGTAGTGCTGGCACTGCCAACACTGGCGGCGGCGGTGGCGGTTGTGGTGACGTTGGCTCTCCTAAAGCTGGATTTAATGGTGGCTCAGGTATTGTCATCATTCGTTACGCAGATACCTTTGATGACGCCGCATCCACTACAGGCTCTCCAACATTCACCAACACTGGTGGGTACAAAATTTACAAGTGGACTGGTTCCGGTTCAATTACATTCTGAGGTGATATATGGCACATTTTGCACAACTTGATGAAAACAACGTAGTACTGCAAGTTATTGTGGTAAACAACAGCGAGTGTCTGGATGAAAACGGCAGTGAATCTGAGGCTGTTGGCGTAGCGTTTTGTCAGTCACTATTCCCTAATACACGCTGGAAGCAGACAAGCTACAACGGCAATATGCGTTTCAACTACGCAGGTATTGGATATCAGTACGATCCAATCCGCAACGCCTTTATTGCGCCCAAGCCGTACCCAAGCTGGGTTTTAAACGAGACAACTTGTCAGTGGGGCGCTCCGGTGCCATACCCAACAGACAACAAAATGTACAGTTGGGATGAAGCTACAACATCTTGGGTTGAAGTGACTGTCTAACATGTATGCGCTGGCTTTTAATGCTCTTTTTGGTTTTTTTACCAGGAGCAGCCAGCCAAGATAAAAAGACTGAATACCGCTGTGTGCGGTGGGCGTGGAGCGGGGATGTCTATAACCGCAAAGTTGTTTGCCTACAGTGGGAAAAGGTTAAACGAAAATGATTGATCCGCTAACAGCCCTAGCTGGGATACAGGCGGCGGTTGCGCTAATCAAGAAGGTCAGCAAAACTGTTGACGATGTAGCATCGCTTGGCCCTGTTTTGGGCAAGTATTTTGATGCAAAGAGTACGGCAACCAAGGCTGTTTCTCAAGCCAAGAAATCTAAGTCCAGCATGGGGGTTGCCATCCAAATTGAGATGGCTCTTGACCAAGCAAAAAGGTTTGAGGCCGAGTTGCAATTGCTGTTTATGCAGGCTGGTAAGGTGGATGTCTGGAATAAGATAAAAGAACGAGCGGCAGCAATGGATGTTGAGGCGGCTCACGATGCTAGGCGCGAACGAG